AGATTACCAATAAAGTTAGCACCAGTAACATTACCAGTTACAGCTAAACTTGATAGCGTACCAACACTAGTAATATTTGGTTGAGCATTTGTTGTTACAGTACCTGCTGTTGTAGCACTTGTTGCTGTTGTGGCTGAGTTAGCAGTACCATAGAAATTACCAATGAAGTAATTTGCTCGTGCTGCGTTGCCTAAGTTAGCATTAGCAGAAGTTAGGTTTCCAGTAAAAGTTCCATATCCAGCTACGTTTACGCCGGTTGATGTAACTACCTGAGTATTGAATCCAGCAACGGTAGTTGTTACGTTTCCGTTTAATGTGACAAATACTTGACTTGAACCATTAACGATTAAGTTACCAGCAGCGGCAGTAACGTTAGTCAATAGGCTACCATCACCAATGAAGAAATTAGCACTTGCCGCATTACCTAAGTTAGCATTACCAGAAGTTAAATTGCCAGTGATGTTTCCAGTAGCAGCAGAAATTAATCCTGAGTTAGCATAGATATTAGCAGCACTAATGTTATTAGCTACTGTTAAGTTTGATGTTACAGCTACATTAGTAGCCTGGAGGTTGCCACTAACTGCGGCATTTCCTGTTACAGATAGATTTCCACCAGTTGCGAGATTTCCACCGGTGACGGTTCCGGTAGCAATGACAGTGTTACCTGATGTGATAGAATTATTTGCTGACAGAGTGTTGGCGACAACAGTGCCCGAGAAATTAGCATTTGCTACGTTTACGATATTGGCAGGAAGGTCGACATAAAGCTCCTGCGAAGCCTGTGTAATAACTGCGGTCTGTGATCCGTTTGCGTCTCTACCAATACTTAATGTGCTGGTTCTAACCTGAACACAGGAAATGTTAGCACTTACTACAACATTACCTGTTGTTGGGAAAACAGTTATGCCTGCTCCAGGAGTCTGATTTACAGAAAGAACTGCTTGTTCTTGAAGACCAGCGAACAATTCATTAAAGTTGTCCTGGGTCTTCTGGAACGCGGTTCTAATTGCATCAGCATCCGGATCATTTGGGAAAGTACCGAAGTCGATATTACGTTGCGCCATGTTTATTGTCACCTATTATGATGTATTTATCTTTTTGGGCGAATAGACACCAGCCATAAAAATAGCCGGGAACTTGCCCGGCTATTTTAATTATGTAGTGTTTCTTACTTCTTGATTCCTGCGAGAGTTGCCCAATCTTGTGGATTGTCATGCATTCTATCGTCTTGACCAGCAATGACAGGAACAGTTGTTTGACCAGTTGACTTAGGCTTGTTGAGGCCGCCTGCAATGACCTTCGTCATGAATTCAATGTCTTGTTCGAATGAAGCATCTGTGCCCTTACCCGGACCTTTACCTACTTGGTTAGCCCATTCATTTAGGTTTTCGTCATCTTCGTCTTCATCTTCATCATCATCCCAGGAATGCTTTTTATTTCCCTTGCCGAAGCGAGTCTCATCACCTACCTCACGGTTGGCATGTGCAATCGCTTCTGCCGCTGACTCAGTTACGTCTTCTTCATCTTCCTCTTCGTCTTCTTCCTTTGATTCAGCAAGCTTATCGAGACGACCTAGTAGATCAAAAAATGATTCATTCATTTCTTCTTCTTTTTCACCGGCTAGTGCGGCGTCTTCTTTAGCTTCTGCGTCTTCGTCTGCTACTGAATCTTCTGCGCCTGAGTCAGGGGCATTGTCTTCTGCTACTTCGAATTCCATTTGGTCTTCTGATTCTACTTCATCAACCTTTTCGTTATCGCAAGCACAGTCAGCTTCACCACACGCCTCACATGAATGATCTTCTTCCGACGATCCCGATGATTCTACGCCGCCAAGCTTCTTCATAAGAGCAAGCATTCCGTCAGAGTCATCTACTACGTCAATCTCAGCGCCGCCTGCGCCAACTTCATTTGGTTCACCGTGACTTGGCTGAACTGACATAGCACTTGATGGTTCTTTGTGGTCGTCTCCGAACAGACCTAAACCGGCATGCTTTACAAGCTGTAATAGCTGGTCTGCTTCTGCGTCTTGTGCTGTAATAGTTACTGAGTCAGGCGAGTTTTGCTGACCCTTAGAAACTGATACTGATAGTCCCTCACTCAACTCTTCTCCTTCGTTAAGAAGATTAGTTAGTTCGCGGTCCCATGCTTCAAACGCATACTCATCAATCTTTGCGTCATGTGATGAGCGATCAGTAAATGTTTTTCCACCTACTGAGAACTTACCGCCCTTTGGAGTTCTTGCTAAAGCTGCGGTGAATGCGTTGCCTTCTTCCATGTCATCTTCCATAGTAGGCATTGCTGCGCTTGCCATACCAGGAACTGTTGCGGCTGGCATAGCAGGTGCGTTTTCATATACACCCATACCATAGCATTCGTCAAGACCATCTTTGTAGCCTTCGCAATATGCTTTTCTTTCTTCTAGGTCTTCATAGCTCTTGCCACAGTGTGCGTGACCCTTGAGACCATGTGATTTGCCCTCAAAGCGGGCTGCACTAATTCTGTGATTCATAGATTCGTCTACCTTCTTTTTCTTTTTATCGGCTGCTGCCTTCTTCATTGATTCTTTCTTGTTACCATCTTTATCGAGGTCAAGAAAGTCAGGCTTTTTGCCTTCTAATGTTGCTTGACTACGGCCAGCGCCTAAGCCAGCACCCATAGTATCAACACCCTGTGTTGATGGGATATCAGCTTCTTTAACTTTCTTCTTGTTTTTGTTGTCAAGATAGCCACGCTTGTTAGCAGTTGCCCATGCAATATCTTCTGCCTCATCCTTTGACTTGCCTAGCTTACGTTCCGACTTAGCAATGTGCTTGACCATACGATCAACTTTAGCACCTTCTTTAACAGTGTCAGATTTTCTATGAGAAAGTGCCCAGTCATTGTCACGATCAGCAGCACGTTCTAATGATGACTTAGCGCCGGTATTCTTACGGCCTTTGTTTAGTGCCCACTGTTCCATGTCATCGTGCCAATCTTTCGCGCCGGCACCCTCTTCCATGTCATCTTTCCATCCGCTCTTAGCACGAATAGCAAAGTTTAGTTCTTGCTGCTTAGTATATTCAGGTGAACCCTTCTTGTGCGGACCTGACTTATGAAGTGCTGCTAGTTGCTTCTCTAGTTCAGCCTTAGTCTTACCCTTGAACATACCCTTCTTAGCAGGATTCAGCTTTACATCACCTGCCCACTTTTCACGCATTGGCTGTTGACCAGCTTGCGGCTGACCAGTCGCGCCAGCTGGAGCAGGTTGTCCAGGAGTTGCTGCGCCGGGCTGAGCAGGGACAACAATTTGAGCCTTGCCACTAGCGGCTAAATCACCAACTGCTTTCTGTAGTGCTTGTGCTGCTGGACTAGAGTCAGTTACATTTAGGAATCCGGCGCCAGTCTGCTGAGTATCACCTTGCTTTCCTACTACAGGCATGGGCTTTTGACCAACAGCCAATGCTTCAAAAATATCTTTCAATGAAGCTGGCTTGTTTGATACGTCAATAGGTGGAGTAGTAGAATCTTCGTTCAGCATTTTCTTTGCTGACTTCTTAGGGGCTGTAGCTTCAAGCTCTGTTAGTTTTCCAATCAAGTCTTTCATCATCTTACCCCTTATGTGCGCCTGTTTGAGGCTTGGCTGGTCTAGTAATCTTAGACATAGGACTTTCTTTGCCCATAGTTGAGATTAATGTTTCTGGCTTGAACGGATCAAATGCGTTAGGTGTCTTTGTTCCTGCGTAAGGAATATCAATAGTATTGTCTTCCATTTGTTCCTTAACGCTGTCGAGATAGCTATTACCATATGCCTTAGCTGCTTCTTTAGCACCTGGCTGTTCTTCTAGTTCTTCGTGATTCAATATAGGGCTGTGACTTGCTTCGTTAGCATAGCCTTCGCATTCACTGTTGATACTATCATCAAAATTAGTACCTACAACACGAACATAGTTTACATTGTATCCTAGCAACTGCGCAATCTGCTGGATCATGGGTTCTGTAGCAGGATAACGAAACTCTGCTTTGATAATGTGTACAGGTTCGTTTTCTAGATCAGGAAAACCATATGGGCTTTTCTGGATAGGAGTTGATACCGGATCACTAATCTTGATCGGATCGAACTTCTTTAGGTTGTACTTGAACATGTCAAGAAAGTTCTTATCGACATGTCCAGCAATCTTAATGGTGTAATTGTAAGTGTGAACACTTTCAACAATATATTGTTTTAAACTGCGCATTTTGGATCCTTGCAATTGCTTTATTATATATTTATCATTGATTGTTATTTTTGCTGTTGATCATTCTTAGTAGTTCGTTGCGATCAAGAGATTGACCTTCTCCGAGCGGAGTAGCTTCAACTTCTTCGTTTTTAGCAGCGTTTTTAGCATCTAGTTGTGCTTTCTTCAACTGTAGATCAAGCATTTTTAGTTTCTTGTTGATCTTTGCTGTTTTCGCAGTAATAGCATGTCCTAACATACTACTCGCACTGTTGAAGATTTCTGAGCTAAAACGTGATTCTACCTGCATACCCAAATCCATCAAGTCTTTGTAGCTAGCAGTGGCCAATTCAGCAAGTTCATCCATTTCTGTATCAGCGGCTTCTAATCCTCTTACTTGGGGAAGTGCTGCTTCAATCTTATCTAATGTGTTGAGGGCGTTTTCAGTGACTTCTTCGGTCACCTCAGGTAATGGAATGGTAAGATCGTTTTCCTCAGAGGAAGCAAGCTCAAATAGTTCTTCAAGTTTCTTAGTCATACCAGTATTTAGTGTTATTTACGACCATTATAGAATATGTCTTCTTCGGTGATGACTCTAAAGACTAAACCTTGTTTCCTACAATAGTCATTTGCTGCTGACCATTTAGCGTGGTTGATAGCAACTATTGCTCTATCCTTAGCACTAGCAGCCTTACTTTCAATAATACTTTGCTTCTTTGGTTTGATTTCTACTACTTCTGCTACCTTTTTTCCGAACTTATTCTCATATACAACGAAAAAGTCGGGTACATATATAGTGGGCTTGCCTGTCAGTGGATGTTTATATGGTATTTTAAGAGCCTCACTAGCCCAGTAAATGATCTTATCATTCCCATCGCAGAAATTCATAAAGGTAAGTTCCCATCCAGAACGATACGTAGGAGTGTGCTTTCCTACATATTTGTGTGGGTTTTTAGGAGTAAACTTTCCGTGTGCCCACTTACCCATATTAAAGAACTACGTTTCTCTGAACTGCCTCATTTGGCTTGGGCAATATACCAATACCATATAATGATGCTTTAGTCTTGAAAGTGTTGAGATAATACGCCATTACCTGAGTTAGTTGTAGGTTATTATCTACGCCTTTAAGAATATCCATCAATGACATGACATTGTATCCGCCTTCTTGAGCTATTCTGAATAACAAACCAGTATAGTTACTAGCAATCTTTGTATTTTCAGTTACCCCCTTAAAGAAAGAGAACACTACGTCATAATCACTTGCGTTAACCACAAGTTGAGTGGAATAAAAATTATCAAAAATTCTAACAGTTTTGTCAACTGAATCTTGTGAAATTGTGAACATAATATTATTTAGTCTTAGATAGTGTCATCAGCGAAAGGATCTTCGCCACCATACAAATCTGCGAATCCTTCTTCGTCGGAGTTGTCCTGGAACTCAGGTTGATTTGCGGGAAGATCAGCTTGGTTGAATGCTTCTTTTTGTGTTGTGTTATTTGCTGGATCAGGCTTAGGAGCCGCAATAGGAATCTTCAATGTTTCACCGGCATAAATTAAGTTTGGATTCTTAATCTGTGGATTTGCTTCCATCAATGCTTGTACTGTAGTACCATTTGCGGCAGCAATTTTAGTTAAATTGTCCCCTCTAGCAATCTTATAGTCTTTGGTTGTAGGGTCATCGATATCCGATAACGTATCTTGTATCAATCGATCTAATTCTTCTTGTGTAGGAGGGGTGAGAGTTTGGAATCCGCCATCTGAAAATTCAGAGTCTAATAGTGCTTCGTAGTAGCTTTGAGTAGTAGGTAGATTACCTCCACCTGGCTGCTGTCCGGGGTTGTTTCCTGCTACATCAGCTCCATTATACTGAGACCCTGCCGAGTTTATATCCGAGATAATAGGTGGAGAAATTCTTGCGCCGATTGTAGGGAAGGCTGCTGTACCAATAGGTCCTGGGGTAGACCCTGCTTTAGGGAAACTGAATAAAGTGTTTCTTGTGTTTGGTGTATTCTGAATTGTATTCTTGAGCATAGCATTTAATTCTGTAGTAGCTACTTTCTTCAAATCTAAATTTTTGAATGTATTGTACGTAGTACCTGCTGTTTTAATTGCTCCCAAGATATCTCCGTCGCCTAATGCTCGTAATGCCCCGCCTGCCGCATCGACAAGTCCGCCCTGACCTAACACAGTTCCATTTGCGCCAGGATTTGCGATGGGACTTACGTTTCTGTCATAGTTGGCTTCGTCACCGAAACCAGTAACAATTTCTCCGGGCTTTCTACCATCCATCTTACCATAGTTATACACAACAGTTTCATAGTCGATGGTCATTTTATTTTGCATAATGCCATTGCCATCTTCATAGTTATATGAATCGTGACTGAAATTAGTGATGATAGGATTGATTAGTGTGTACGCAGTGAAGTTGTGCTGGTTAAATCCAAATATAGTAATATTCTTAAAGAACGCAACCTTTTTGCCAGTTGCGTTATCTGTTTGGCCACCTTTGAAGCCCCAATCATCATCGCCGGCAATGTCATCGTTATAGATGTTTCTGTCATTGTACTGCTGGGCAGGTGGAATTTGTGACTGCGTAGCAGTTTGTGCTGCCAACGAAGACCCTCTAAATCCTTGTAATACATTCTGAGGCTTTACACCGTCATTGTAATAATAGTAGTAATAACTATTCCAAAGATAATTTACAGAATCGTTATTGTCATCATGGAATGTGATTTCAATGGGTTCGTATTTGATCTTAGTCTGTACAATTCTTTTTCTATTGTACTGATTTAGTTGATGAGTGTCAAAAGAGAATGACGGAAGTTTAACATCCTTAACTAATAGGCCATAGTTGAAGTTATTAGGAAAGGCTTGTATGTTAGTTTCGAAATAGGTGTGGAATAGAAACTTAAGCTTCGGTGCGTTTTGATACGAATTAGTACGAAACGTTTTTGAAGCGTGTGTATAGTCTCTAAGGTAGTCGCTGCCGAAGAAGGCTCCGGCAGCGTCCCTTAGAAAATTCTGTGCCCAGTTACCTAGTGACATTAAAAATCCTTAGGATTATTGAATGCCGCCGATACCTGTTGCGATACCTGTTGCTCCGTTGAAAGCACGACCAACAGCAGTACCAACACCAGATGATAGAGGCGACTGAATTGCGTTGTCGTAAGCAATAGTTAATGAAACAGTTACAGCTTCCGATGTACCGTAGTTAAGAGTATTATAGTTAGCTGCCTTTAGGAAGCAACCATAAAGTTCCCAAGTTTCAAGTACAGTAGGAGCAAGAGTACCGTTACCACCGTCTAGAATTTCAACGTTAGTCTGGAACTTATAGTCCTGACCAGTAGCAGCAGATGCCTGCTCAACGAAGTCAAGTTGCTTCTGTAGCTGCTGACCAACTGCCTTCGAAACGCTACCTGACGCATCATCACGAATGTTGATGGTCATATCTGCCCAAGTGTGCTTACCTGCGATCTTTACAGTTGAGTTATACACTTGAAGTGGAATTTCAGCAAATGATAGGTTAGGACGTGAGCAGTCGATTACCTGCTTAGTCAAGCTTAGCCCCCCAGTCGAATCAACACCAAAGTTCAAGAAGTTGACTCTAAAGCGGAACTGTAGTTTAGGCATCAACAGACCTTGGTTGCCGCCTGCGTTATCAGATGCTACGGTCATGTTGAACAATGATTGTGAGGCTGTTGCCATTTTGTATTCTCCTATAAAAGTATTTATCATTTGAAATGAGTGTCCCGGAGGACACTCATTTCATTATTACATTATCCTAAAAATGCCGAAGCTGCTGTGCTTGAGGTAGCCTGATTAGAGACACCCTGAGCCGACAATTCGCCAGTATTAAAGATACGAACTGGGATATAGATGAATTCGATTGCCTTAACAGGCTCAATCGCAACATCGATCCAAAGTTCATTGCGGTCGATTCTCGCTGGAGTATTGTTTGATTCGTCGCAGACTACGAGATAGTCATAGACGCCTCTCTTAGCAACTAGGTCTACGAGAAGTGTTTCAACAACACCTGAGATTTGCTGTCGTGTGATTGTATCGTTTGGTTCGAACACGAATGGACGAGCCGCAAGAGTCAATTGACGACGGAGATAAGCAACCAGACGAGCTACGTTAATTCTGTCAAGTGCTGACTGTGAATTAAAGCTTGACTTGTTACCATAGTTCAACAAACCATTTCCAGTGAAGAATACGAGTGGGTTGATCTGATTGGTGTATAGTACGTCACGGATACCAACTCTTGTCTTGATTGGAACGAATTCGCCAGTAGCCGAATTGATATAACCAATCGCAGTAGCGTTGTCGATAACACCACGACGAGTACCAGCAGGTGCTAACCAAGGATAAGCAATAGTATCGTTGCGTAGAATTGTTCTGATCATCATGTGTGAAGCAGGAACTGCTACGAGATTACCGCTAAGATCGTTAGCTAGACCTGATGGGTAGAATAGACCCATGTAAGTGTTACGAGTTACTAGACCTTCTTCACCAGTTGTTGTTGCGCCAGCAGCATTAGTTGCCCATGCTTGAATTGCTGTAGCATCATCTGGAAGTCTCATTGGAGTATCACCAATGATGAAGCCAGTTTCACCGCGGTCTGCGTTAAGAACAATCATGTTGGCTTGAAGTTCAGGATAGTTAGGAGCAGCGATCAAGTTGAAGAAGTTATCTTCATCACGGATAGCAGTGTTGCTATCAATTGCGGCTCTCATTGCCTGTACAACCATTGCTCTCTGAGCCTTACGACCCATGTAAGGAGCACCGTTTGCTTGTAGTCCGCTTACGCTTACCCACGCATCCTTCTGAGAAGGAAGAACTTCGTCAGGGAAGCTATTCGCATTGAAGTAGTTCACTGCGTATTGCTTTACGTTATATCCTGAACGGCGTGTGTTGAATAGCAACATACCTACTGGATATAGACCAGTAGCTGGAGCATCTAGATCCAAGTAGTTGCTTGTCAACAATGATACGATAGATGGAATCGGATCATCGATTGGACTTGTGCTTCCATTTGTTGCCCAACGAGCATCAGCAAATACAACGCCTGATGAACTTGTTTGGTCAGCGTTGTCGATTCTTACCCAGGTATCTTCACCGTTAACACTCTGCCAACGATTGATGATTGGATAGTTTTCTAGGTCGCTAGTGTCGATCCAAAGATCACCGTATACGAGTGCGGTGCCGTCGCTCTGAGTAGTTGGTTCACTTGCGCTTACGATTGGACCATTAGGATCAGTTGCGTTTACACCTGATGGTAGTGGGAAACCATTGTTGTCATAAGCAACATTCTTGTAACCCTTCCAACCGGTTGAAGTGTTGACCATGATATCAACCTCATCAACAACTGAATAGAACCAATTTGTTCCATTAGCAGGCGAAGCTGCTGGAGCACCTTCGTTAGCAGTCATTTCAAATTCTACCCAGTTTGAAAGTTGAACTTGATAGTTTGCTGCGCCTGTGCCTGAAACGTAAGTTACACCAGTAACACCACCTAGACCGTCAACCGAAGTAACAACTACTTCTAGGTCGTTAGTGCCTGAAAGGCCACCAAGATCAGCGCCGTCTACAGTAAGAATATCACCTACTGAGTAACCGCTACCTGCTGTTGCGATGTTACCTGAATCTACCCAATAAGTTTGATAGCTGTTGGTTACGTAGATTTCAGCGCCTGTACCAGGGCTTGATGTTGTTGGAGCAGTGAAAGTAATGTTAGTGAATCTACCTTCCTTAACACCTGATGTAGAACCTACAACCAATCCAATTTCGTCAAGTACACCGTTTGAGAAACCATCAGCCTGTGTATCTGAAATCATGATTACACCGCCCTCAGTGTGGGTGAGAACGATAGCACCTGATGTTGCTACGCTAGCTGTAGTGTAAGGGATGTTTGCTGCTGACCATGCTGTTACAAAGTCAGTTGCGTCTGAGTTGTTAGGAATGGTTACTACATAAGCAGTAGTAAATTCTTCGGAACCAGGAACGCTAGTTCTTACGAACAAGAAGTAAGGACCAACAGCGCCGAGTGTTGTAGAATTAAACTCAGGAGCAGTGTTGTCACCTACTACAACTGTTGGACCAGTTGCGATTCTTTCCCAATAGTAAACTGGACCTAAAGAATATCCAGTGTTATCTGCTGGGTTATAGTCGTAGTTGTACTGAGCATAGATAGTTCCAGCTGGAATATTCTTACCACCAGTTGAGTCTAGAGCATAGATCATGTTCCAGTCACTAGTGCTATAGTTAACAGTCTTTGCTACCCAGCTAGCAATGGTGCTGTCATATCTAGAAATCGAAAGATCGAGACCATTACCAGCAGCGCCTACCTTGATCCAAACTGAACCAGATGGTCTTGGCTGGGACTGATTAGCTTGCCATAGTGGCTGCTGAGCAGATGTACCATATGACAATGCTGGTTGATTGTAAGTTCCTGCGTCGATACCCAAGTCAGCAAGGATAGTTCCGGTGCCTGAAATTACCAATTCAGCAGGAGAAATGTCATTGAAGTTCTGACCTGTCTGAGCAGAGTATAGCACTAGCTTACCGCTAGGAGCAGTAGCATAGAGATAAGCCCATCCTAGAGCGTTAATGTTGTTTACGATATCGTTGATATCATCGCCTGATTGTACAGTGATGTTAGCAACTACTTCGCCTGACTGACCTACTTCAACTGTCAATACGTCACCTGGTGTTAGTGTAGGGCTAGAGTTTGAACCCTGAACTGTTGGCCAAGATAGCAGCCAATCTTCTGAACCAATGCGTGTCCAAACATTGTTTGGAGTCTTGTAGAAGAACATACCTGCTTCGTTAGCTGAAGGGAACGAATAAGTTGGGATAGCAATTACTGCGTAATCACCGATGTTACCGATGCTTGATGCAGGGGCGCCGCCGCTTACATCATCTGCGTCTGTAATTACGATTGGAGTCTTTAGTACGAACTGACCGGTTGTAGAGTTGAATTCGTAAATTCCCCATGAAGTGTTAGTAGTGTCTAACCAATATGTACCGTCAGCAGGGTCACCAGCTGGACGTCCAGTTGTACCTACAAGACTTGCGAGGTCAATGTCGGCTCTCAAGCAATATACAGTGTTGGTTGAACCTAGTGCCGAATAAGCTGCTAGCAATCCATACTCATTCAATTCGTATCCTTGGATAGGAGTGCCGTTTGAGGTTGTATAGAAGAAAGGGTTACCATATAGAGTGACAAGATCACGCTGGCTGGTGACACGATACAGCTTTCCAGCATTTGCTGCTGTAGTTGCCTCAGCTACTCCGGTAGAAGTAGGATCGGCTTTATTCTCCGCTGTTGCTAGGAGAATAAATGGAATTGAGTTTGTTGGGGCTGGAAGATATTGACTTTGATCAATTACCGATACTTCTACACCCGGAGATACTAGTGCCATATTATTTTTTCCTTTGTATGATTATGAGGTTTACCACCTGGTCTTAGTGCTAGTAACACTAAGATTCTAATGATTATTTAGCAAATAATTAAAAAAAGCATGGATAACCGAACCTTTAAAGGCTAAAATGAAATAAATACTAATATGCTAAAAAGACCCATTTGTAAGACTTGTAACAAGAATTACTGTGCGGTGAACTATATCCGAAAAGGTAAAACCTACTATCGTAGCATATGCGATAGTTGTGGCAAGAATAGACCTAAAGCAAAACCAAAGAGATATAATTGGGAGAAGGCAGGATACAAAAAGAAGCCGCACTGTGATTTGTGCGGCTTCAAGAGTTTATATCCTAGTCAGATGACAGTCTTTCATATTGACGGTGATCTAAACAACGTAGCGTTCAATAATCTTAGAACCATATGCCTCAATTGCGTTGAGGTAGTTAAGCGCAAAGAGGTCACATGGAAACGTGGTGACTTAACGGTTGATTATTGATTCAATCTGCTTGTGTAGATGATCAATCGTATCGTTGTTATCAAGATGGAAGTCGTAATCTAGCCCAACGCTACTATATTCGCTTGCATGGACTTCAAACTTCATAAGCTGTTCAAGACAATGAATCTTTACTGCTTCGTCCGTAGTGGTATTTACAATAGTAGCAATATCTAACCAATTTGGGTCTTTGCCGCGATGAGTTCGCATAGTGATTCCACCTGCTTTCTTGATAGCATCAAGTTCATTAGCAAAGCGACAATCAGTAATAACAATGTCATCCTTAAGATTGAGTAGACGATTCTCTACGCTGGCTACCCAGATATCGTTGTGAAAGCTTTTACGAGCAACATCGGTTCCCCACTGCTGTAAGACCCAACGAGGAGTCAGATGAGGGATGCCTAGGCGATTTGCCCACCAAGTATCAACTTCTTCACGCCATTCACGGCTAGCCTTAGTTGAACCTTCAAGAAGTTCTCTATCCCAATTGAAGATTACGGCAACAGCGTCTTTGAGTGCGCCTGCGAAACTCATACGCTTAAAGCCGTGGAAAGTGCAAAGATAGTCAGCGGCAGTATCTTTGCCGCTACCGATAAGTCCTGTAATTCCTATGATCATTCTTGTAATATAACACAAGAAAGTTAATTTGTCAAGCCTTATCCTTGGATCCAAGTTAGAGGCTGCGAGTAATCTACATAGTTCTTGAGTTCTTGGATTAATCGTTCCTGATCAGCCTTTGACTCGGCCTTCATAGCAGCACCATTCAGTGATGTGCCTCCGCCTGGGCCGGCGATTGACTGGAACTTTTCACGAGCTTCACCGATAATGCCTTTAAGAACAGCAAGAGTATAGTCACCGATCCAAACACCAGCACCCGGATCTTGTAGTAGTTCTAACTCAGGACGTTGAATGTCTGCCCAGATAAGAATACGCTCACCTGTACCCTTGAAGTCACGAACGATCTTCAATACTTTGGTTACAGGGTTGAATGTATAGTTGAGATATCCACCGAACATACGTGCTGTAAGTTCAACATATCCAGCGTAGAAGTCGTATGTAGCAAGGCCACCGGTATAATTGTAGTTCAATAGATAGGTGTTCAGAATAGCACTAGAAAACGGGTCAAACGAAGTTGAACTTGGACCTGTTTCAAGACCTACTGTTCTACGATACAAGCAGCGGACGTTGATAAATTCTTGGGGAAGAGTATACTCATATACGTTCTTCTCTACCATGAATAGTGTGTAGGATTCTACATTAGCGTTTTGGGCACGTTGTCTATATAGCTTGATAGCGTAATTGTACGCAGCCTCGTAGTGCTGTGGATCTAGTTCCAGATCAATAATGTCCCCGCCTAAACGCAAACGAAGGTTCTCAAAGAGTCCTTGCTTATATTCTTCTAGGTCTTGGTTATTGGGTGTAGCTAATAGGTCTGCTGCCATAGTCGTTTCCTGTTTACTTTATTTATCAGGAAACGCTATGACCTTGATTCTCTTTGTATATGGTTGTGGCTAGATAGATCATATCTTGTTCTTCTTTTGGATACATGAAAAGGAAATCATTGCATTCCCAGCCACATTTGGGGCACAAATGATCACCTTGTTTATTTGGATCTTCTTTGTTAGGATGATACTCTGCTAATAGCTGGCATTTCCCGCAAACAGAAGGACCCAAACCCATTACTTAGTACAAGCCTTGGTGTTGAATCCCCCGGTGCGGGTATCGTAGTACCCTACACCGAGTTCAACCAATTCTTTCCTGTGTTTTGCCGCATGGAATTCTATGTTGTGGTCGGTCACAAAGCCCGCTACACAAACACCGAGACCAATCCCTAAAAACAGCATAGCTATAGCTAACGGAAAGGCATTAGACATTAGAAAAAGCCTTTCCTCTTACGCAATTGATAACATCCTGGACTGTATGGATATCTTCTGCTTCATCATCACCGATAGTGATATTAAATTTTTCTTCTAGTAACATGACCAATTCGATAATATCGAGTTGGTCGCCGCCAAGGTCATGGGTCAGATGATCGTCTTCGTGAACCTTACCCAAACCAAAGTGTTCAGCAACTAGTTTACAAATTACAGGATCTATCATTAAAGATCGCCTTCTTGCCTATTCTCGCTATAGTGAGCATCAAAGCTTCCGCCAGGATAACGTGCTTGTAGCTTGTTGACGTTTTCAGCAAGTACATCATTAGGGTCAAGGCCAAGTGCGTTACAAGCGTTGACCCAGTACCAAGCAATGTCACCGAGTTCACGCTTCATGTGGAAGAGATTTTCTTCGTTGAGAGGCTTACCCTGAAAGA